GTTGATCCGGCGGTCACGTTCCTTCTCGCTCTCGGCCTTGTTCTCCCGTGCGGACGGGGCTGCCGAGCTCGATCGGTTCGTGATGGTCTTGCCCTTCGCTCCGGCGGTGGGCTTCGTCGCCGGAGGAGTGCCCTTTTGCGCCGGGCTGGCGGTGAACTTTTTCGACTTCGAAAGCGTCGCGGTCATGCGCGCTTCGACGATGTCGGCCATCTCGAAGATCTTCTCGTTCGGGATGCGGCCGTACATCTTGCGGTACTCGTTGATCGCGTCCCAGAGCTGGCCCTGTCCGATGTCGTTGAGCACCAGGTCGAAGCGCTCCGGCTCCTTGGCCAGCGCTTCCGCAACGCGCGTGTGATCGGCGCGGTCGGTCTCGGCGCGCGCGGCCTCCGCCTCGCGGCGCTCGCGGTCTTCCTTCCACTTCTTCAGCTCGGCGACCTCGGGATCGATCGCCTTCGGCTCGGCGCCGCGGTCGGGAGTCTTGTCCACCGCCTCGGCGAGCTCGCGGAACGACTTCCAGCCGACCCGGCGCAGCTGCGCCATGATGTCGCCGGCGCCGGGGCGCAAGCTGTTCGCGAAATCGACGTAGACCTTGTGATCGCCGGTCAGCTTGTCGTGCGCCGCCTTGATCTCTTCGGTGGCGCGCTCCGCTCGGCGGGCCGCTGCCATCGTCTTATTGGCGAACTTCTGCCCGACGCGGCGGAGCTGGTCTTCGGTGAGCTGCGTGGCCAGCTCATCGACGGTCAGATCCTTGAGCGCCTTCGGCTCGTCGGCCGGCTTGTCCTCGGGCTTGGCTTTGCCGTCGGGCTTGGCCTCTGCCTCTTCGGCTTCCTTCGCGGCCTTCGCAGCGGCGGCTTCGCCTTCCTCTTCCGTCTCCGCCGGCTCGGCCTCTTCCTCGGTCGCCTCGGCGCCCTCTTCCGTCTCGGTCGTGGGCGTCTCGGGCTCTTCGCCGGCCGGCGGCGTTTCATTCGCGGCTTGGGTGGCCATCACCCATAGCCAAGCGGCCTCGCGGCTACGCTGCCGCTGCTTGTGGCGCCGGGCTGGCGGCCGGAGCGGGCGCAGCCGGCGCAGGATTGAGCGCGGCGTTCGCGCGGTTCACCTGGCGCAGGTAGCGGCGCACCTTCTCGACGCTCTTGTCCGGCACGCCGTCTTCCTCGGCCTGGTTCATCAGCTCGAGACCAACCTGCATCGCCAGCTTGTAGTCGGTGAACTCGTCGGGCGGCTGCAGCGGCTGGCCCTCGTACAACGCCTCGTCGATCTTCTTCTCCAGATTGCGGCGCTTCGAAACCGTCGCGTTCGTGCGGCCGTCAATGTCCAGGTCCTGCCAGGCCTCGACGAGCTGGTCTGGCGACCAGACGCCCATGTCGACCATGTCCTGACCGTCGGCCTTCAGCCCCTCGGGCGTCATCTCCACCGGCGACGCCGGCTTGACGCTGATCTTGTAGTCGCCCTCGTCGATGGCCACGTCCGTGAAGTTGAGGCGGGCGAGCTGCCTGCCCTCGCGGGCGATGACCTGGTAACCACGCGACTTGGTTCTCCCGTCGCGCTTCGCAGCCACTTCATCCTCGGGCTCTTCCGCAATGTCGCGCGCGATCGAGAGCGCCACCTTCATCAAGTCGATGTGCAGCTCCTCATAGCGCTGCTGGCGCAGGCTGTTGCGGTCGTCGACGGTCTTTCGTGCCTCGCGCCGGGCGGAACCCGACGCGTCCAGGCCAGCCTCGCTCGCGCCTTGCGAGGCCTGCAGGTTGACGCCCAGGTCCTCGAAGATGCGCTGCCCATCGCGCTCGATCTGCTGGTAGAGCTCGGGCGCCGCGCACGTGAACGTGATCTGCTTCGGCGGGTCGGGCGTCGTGCCCTCCCAGAGCGTGCCGATCTCGTTCGTGAGCTTGCTCTTTTTCAGGTTCTGCCCGGTGTACGTGTAGAGGTGCTGCGCATGGAAGACCTTGGTGGCGCGCTCGATGCGGTAGTCGTTCGCGTTGATTCGGATCTGCAGGTCGCGCGCCTGCGTCATGAGGCTGTTGCCCCACGCCCCCGTGAAGCGCTCCTCGGCGCAAAAGAACACCAGGCAGTGGAACGGCTTCTCGTACTGCTCCACGACCAGATCGCCGCCGTCGGTGTCCACGGCGATGATGTGCCAGCCGTCGCCCGCCTCTTCGCCGGTGGGCAGCGTCCACGACTCGTACACCAGGCGCTGATCGATGGGTGTGCCGCCGGTGCTGACCTTCTTCGCCGCGCGGATCTTCGCGTCCAGCCCAGGCGTCCCGCCGAAGTCGCGCAGGATGTTCGCCAGCGGCATGGGGCGCTCGCGATAGATGGTCCGCGGCTGGCCATCGACGAAGCCGTCGCTCGGGTCGATCGCGAGCTCGGTCGGCAGCACGCGCTGCTCCATGACCTTGTTGCCGCTCCGATAGAGCTGCGCCACGCCGGCGCCGCTCTCGAAGACAGCCGAGTCCATGAACATGCGGCGCTTCACGCGCGCGAACTGGAGGTCATCGGCCAGGCCATCGGCGAAGTTCTGCATCTTCCGCGCGCGCCGCCGCACCCGGTAGTCGCCATTGACCACCTCGAAGCGCGCCCGCGTGTCCGTGCTGGCCACCTGCGAGGCCAGCGTGTCGATCGCCGCCTTCGCGCGGTTGTTCTTGCTGTTCTCCGTCGGCGCGACGCTGCCGCGCCCGCCGTCGATGAACTGCTGATTGAACAGGTCGTACAGCATCAGGTCGTTGTTCTTGCTGTACAGGCGCAGGTTAAACAGGTCGTAGTCGCGGCGGTCCCGCTCGCTCGACAGGTTGCTGATCAGCTTCTTCGTCGCGACCATGCGGCGCGCGCGCTCGCTGTCCTCGATGTCCTCTTCCCAGAGCGCGAGGGACTGCCCGTCGGGCGAATTGCTCACGGCGCCCTCTTGCGAGCCGCGATCGGGTCGTAGGCGCCGGGCGGAAGGTCTTCATCGGCCGGCTGCTCTGGCCCGGCGGGCGCATCAGTGCCGGCTCGCGGACCGAAGGTCACCTCCATGGTGAGCGCCTCATTGGCCATCTGCACCGGGACCCGCGCGCTCGACACGCCCGCATCACGGAGGACGGCGAGGAGCGCACCAAGGACACGAGGATCCATCTGTCCATAGCCAAGCGGCCTCGCGGTCTCTGGAGTTAGTTAAAGGCTTTCCCTAACTGGTAACCGTTACCACTCGTTGCGTCATTCCTACGTGCGATTCCGCTGCCTTAGAACGACATGTCGTCGTATTCGTCGTTCTTGAACTCGTCGGTCGCATACTCGTGCGCGGCGGCGCGCTGGGAGCGCGCGAGCTCTTCGGCGCGGCGGATGGATTCGAGGTAGGAGGCGTCCGGCTGCTCTGGTTTGTACGCGTCCCAGTAGGGCGCGAGCGAGTAGCGCGATGACTCGGCGGGGTCTGGGTGCCAGGCCTTCGACCACGTGCGCTTTCCGCGGGCAAGCAGGTCCTTGTCCCATGCAGCCTTCGTCATGTCCTCTTCGACGGCGCTCCCAATCATCACGTCGTACTGGCTGTCCTCGAGCAGGCCGTTGACGCGGCGGACCTGGCCGTCGAAGTCGGCTTTCTTCGCGGCCTTCACCGCCGGGATGCCGCTGTCGATTGTCCACGTGTCGATTTCCAGCGCGCCCTGCGTGTCCCAGAACCACCACGCCGGCCCGAAGCGCGCCTGCACGATCATGGCGACCGCCTTGATGTGCGACAGCTTGGCGATGGAGTTGCGCGGCGTGCACCACTCGAACAGGTGCTGCACCTTGCGGCTTGCGGTGCCCCAGCCGTTCGCCACCAGCGACGTCCGGTCGCGACCGCCCGGGTCAATGCCCACGCTCACGAACTCGATGCCAGCGCGCGGGACGGCCGCCATGAGCGACATGATCGGCACGCCGATGATTTCGAGCGCCGCCCGCTCGCCCGCCAGCCAGTCAGGCACCGTCGGCGTGTAGCCGTTGCGCGGGCGCGAGTAGTGGTAGCCGGTGGCGATGGCCGTCCACACGCGCTGCACGCGGCCCCAGTCGCGCAGCAGTTGCGGGTGGTTGACGCCCTTCTCGGCCTGGAGCTGCTTGAGGCGCTCGGCGGCCTCGGGCGTGTGCACATTGTCGAGGCGGCCCCACGAGTGATGGGACCACTTCAGCGATGCTGGCGTGCCGCCGGTCTTCGACGCCTCGTCGTGGCTCGCTAGGTCGAGGAAGAGGCCGAATGGGAAGTCCGGCAGGACGCCGCTCAGGATCACGCGCGTCGTCGGCGTGCACATCGGGTCCAGCAGCACGTCGAGGATATAGGTCAGCACTGACGTGGGCTGGTCCTGACACTCGTCGACGATGAAGACGCAGTTGTCGAGGCGATTGCCGAGGTACTTGCGGACGTTCTTCAGGTCGTCGGTGCCGCCGAACGCGACGATGGCGCCGTTCGGGAAGCGCGTGAGCTTCTCATCCTGCACCGACCGGTGCTCGATGCCGAACCGCTCGAGCAGAGCGATCCACTTCGGCCAGACCGAGAGCGTGAGGCCCGTCGATACCAGTCCCAAGAAGACGTTGATGCTGTTCGGCTGCGCGAGCGCGTTGTCGAGCAGGATGCCGAGGTCAGCCCACGTCTTGCCGCTCTGTCGGTCGCACAGGAAGTGCAGCCAGCATGAGCGGTCCAGCATCGCCGCGAGCTGCTGCGTGTGGCCGTCGGCATAGGCCTCCAGCGACCACTTGGGCTTCTCTGGCGCGTTGGCTCGCGCCCGGCGCTCTATCTCGCGCTCCGTCGCCTTCAGGAGCTGCGCGGGGGTCACGGCGGCAGTGGCCGGCCGGCCACCAACCAGTAGCCCCGGCGCAGCCACCTCCAGAGCGCCCGCATCATTGCGTCCGTTTCTTGGGTGCGAGGCGCCAGATCGCCGCGATGGCTGCGCGCATGTGCTCGAGCCAGTGGGTCGTACCGACCGCGCCGCATATGTCGCAAAGGCCGTTCGCGCGCGCCTTACCGGCGCAGTCCTGCGCTCGCGGCGCCATGCAGCGACAGAGCAAGAGCATCACTGCTTCAGCACCTGGCGCAGTTCGGCTAGCGCGCCCTCGGATACGCCCGACAGGTCGACTGGGATCTCCTTCGCCGGGCCGATGAGCCGATCGAGCAGCATCTGCATGTAGGCCGGGTGATAGGTGGTCTTGCTGCCGCAGACTGCGCCCTCCTTGTCGAACACGTCGTTCTCCACGCCCTGCAGGGCGAGTTTCTTCAGCACGCGGAAGGTCTCGCGCAGCTCCTCGACCGTACGGAACTCGTCGTCGAGCATCTGCTCGATTTCCACAAGCTTTCTCGGCCGACCACCTGGGTTACCGCTCACGCCCGGCGGGAATGGCCGGCCGCGTGGTCGCTCAGGCTCCCTGCTCTCAGCCACGTCACACCGCCAGCAGCTTCCGCGGCCATGCCGACCAGCCGATGAACTCGCCCGGCCCCATGGCCGACATCTCGGGCGCCACGAACGCATGCACCTCGCCCGTCACGCGGTCGCTGACCGTGCCGGCATTCTCGTTAATGGTCAGCTTGCCCACCAGGGTCGGCTTGACGCTCAGAACGGCGCGCGCGGCCCGAATCAGGTCCTCGCGGTGCGCGCCGGTCACGTCTGCACCGCCGCTTCCCGCCGTTTGATCCAGGCCACTAGGTCTGACGGCATCGCGAAGATGCGCCAGTCCAGCCGCCGGGCCGGCGAAGGGAACATCTCGTTGAAGATGCGCGCCGCCCACTCTTGGCGAGTCTCGGTCTTCATGGCGCCACCTCCGCCGGCAGCGACCGGTCCGCGTAGTCGATGCGGTGCCAGGCGTAGGTGCGCACCACGTCGTCAAACCGCACGTCGATGCCGCCGGCGTGCGGGATGCCGTCGACGTCTACGATCGCCTCCTTCGGCATGCGGTTGCCTGGGATGCCCATCGGGGTGCGAAACGAGATTACCTTGTAGCGAAACGGCGGCGACTTCATGGACGTTCCTTTCGTGCGGGTTTGATTTCTCGCTCGAGCGCACGGCACTCGGCGGCTGCGAATCTTCGAATTGTTCCGACGGCGGGCGGCGGCTCCGCACTGGCGGGGGCGAGCTGGCGGCGTCTCCATGGACTCGTGGGTCCGGGGTGCTCGGCCTTGACGCGGGCGATGATGCGCTGGATGGCAAACCGCGAGCTCGGGCGCCCATCGCTCACGACGCGCTGGGACCGTGGGTCGCGGCGGCGCCGGCGGCTCGCGGTGGCGGCGACGCGCGCGGGTATCGCCCGGGTTGGCACGCCCTCGGCATAGAGGCGCCAGATCTCCCGCTCGTGGTCATTCCACCAGAGGTGCTCGGCCAGCACGCGGTAGGCCCAGGCCTGCCACGCCTCGACGGCCTTCGTATACGCCTCCAGTTCCACCGCGGTCATCGTCCTAAATTTGCTCGAGAGAGCGCTCTTGGCTGACAGCTCGCCCAGGCCCTCCGCCTGGAGCACTGCGTCCCATGAGGCCGTCGGTGCGCTCACGTTTCAGTTCTATCAGAACTTTCAGAACGTTCAATACTTTCAAAATAACTTGAAACTTCGTGGCAGCAGCCGGGGCGATCTCTGGGTCTGAGCACCAGAGGCCATGAGAGCGGTCCGTTTGCCGGCGCTGTCAGCGCGCGACGCCCGGTGATGTCAGCGGAGCCCGACCACCTTTGCCGGCGCGCCCAAGCCCCGTTGCGGCTGCGCCTCGCGTGCGATTGCGGAAGGCCCCGCCGTCGCCTGACAGTGAGTCGTATTCATTGGCCCCGGTTTCAATCCGTTCTGCGACCCTTTGGTCGATCGGGTCTGATCGTGTAGCGAGCGAAGCCTTTCCACGGCGCTGCGCACTCGTGCGTCACGGCTTCCCATTGCGCGTCGCGTGGATCCGTGTGGCGCGTGTCGATCCACCACCCGCACCTGCAGCGCAGTCGTTGCCCTACCTCGTCGACCATGAACTCCATGAACCCGCGCGGGCCCATAAGTCGCAGGTTGCTCGTCATCGCGCCATCGGCTTCGCCCAGCCCATCGCCTTGCGCGTGCGCTCCGCAATCTCCGCGTCGCTCTCTTCGGGCGGTCGCTGCCCAGCGTGGGCGGTGCACGTTCGCGTGCGCCTCGCGCCGACCGTGGTGAGCAGCAGCGTGTAGCAGGGTGGGTGCTCGCAGTAGCGGATCACGCGGTTCCCTCGAACACGATTTCCCAGCGCTTCCTGGCCACCCCGCCGTTTCCGATCGGGTCGCGCATGGCCTTGAGCGTTCCGGTGGTGGACTCGGCCCACGAACCGCGCGGCTCAAGCTCTGCGGCCTGGACGAACCCGGCGACCTTGAGCGACTTCCCTTCCTCGTCGCCCTGCGTGTACGTCACCAGGCGCCGGTAACCCATCGCCTTCGCGATCACGCGCGCCGTCGTGTAGAGCTTCGAATTGGCGCCGAGATATCCGTTCGTGCACGTCCTGCTCACCTCGAGGGTTCGTCCATCGTCCAGGCCGCGCGCGACTGGCCTACCGCAGATTGCGACACCAACGATCACGTCACCGTCGGAGACGGCAAACGAGAACTTGTGACCACGACACGGCTTGTTGTGCCGGTGCAAATCACGCACAAAGGCGTTGGCCGCGCGGAGCGATATGGGCACGGTGCGCAGCATCTAAAATGGCACCACCTGCGCGCCGACGTTGCGGATCGCGAATAGCCCGCGGTGGACGGCGATTTGGTGCGCGTCCCAATCGCGTAGGTCCTGCTGCGCGAAGCGGCCCGAG